TGCCATTTCCTTGAACACCTGTAGCACCAGTTCCATAAACGCCAATTCCTGATGCTGATTGACCTAAAACACCATTACCAGTTGAATTTTGATATCCGTAAATTGCATTTCCATTACCACTGCTAGTGTTATAACCTCTTAAAGCACCAGAAGTTAAAAATGTATTGTTTGTATAACCTTCAACACCAACAGATTGACCATAAGAAGCGTTAGCCAAAATAGCAGCAGAATAACCACCAGTGGCATTGTTTGATCCATCAAATTGAGCAATACCTCTTCCATAAACACTATTAAACCATACGTCACCACTAGATCTTTGAATGTAATATCCTGAAGTTCCATAGGTTGAAACAGTTCCAGGTGTTGGTGGATTACTGCCATTCCAATTATCAGAACGAATGTCTTGGAATATTGACGCAGCAGTTGGCGTTCCCCACTGAGTTTGACCAGCAGGAATTCCGTTAACAGTGTTTGTGCTTGAATTGTATTGGCCAAAAGAATACCAAAGAACTTGACCAACAGATACGCTAGGAGCCGTTAAATACCATCCAGAAGGAGCAGTTGGACCAGTAGTATTGGATGGCGTAGCAGGCGCAGAAGAGGTTTGAGATTGGACCAAGTAAGCAGTAATGGCAGCCAACCCATTGGCTCCAATAGTACCGCTAAATCCACTCAATCCACTGTAACCGCTTGTACCGCTAAATCCACTCAACCCACTGTAACCACTAACACCTGATGCACCACTGGCTCCTGATGCACCGCTGACTCCTGATGCTCCAGTAACTATATCTAAATCAATTGCAGGCCCTGTGTCTTGAACGTAATTTGACGTTGGAGCCGTGGTGGCCACAACAATATTAATTTGCCGACCACCTGTTGTTTGATAAAAAATGAATTTAGTTGTACCAAATCCACCCGTTACTTGCGTCCATATGTAATCAGTAGGATTGCTAGATTCAACGCTTGAATTGTTATTTCTAGCACCATAGTAGGTGGCGTTTGTAGGCGAATTAGAAAACCCAACTGATCCATCAAAACTAGTGGCGTATTTAATATCCAAATACTTATACAAATACCCAATACCACCCACGGGCCCAGCAACGATCCCCGTGTTTACATCAATAGAAACATTAGAGCCAAAATTATTAAGAAGATAATTAATAGCATCTGATATCTCTGTTTGGGATGGATCACCAGATAATGAAAATGGCATTAGAAAGCATCCTCAGTAATTGTGCCCTGATAATTCATGGCTGATACATGCCAAGTATTAGTGGCATCATTTGTGCCAAATTTCAAAGCAACAGTTCTTACACTGTTTTGTTGAGTAGTAACCCAAGGTGTATCGGTAGCAATAGATACTGTTCCTGTTTGACCATATGTTGGAGTCTGAGCAGTTGAATTTGCGCCTCCAACAGTAATGTTGATTGTGCCCGTCCCAGACATTTCTGGTAATAAGCGATGGATATAAACCTTGGATGAATAAGGAACAGGGCCATCTGGAGTGACCATAGCAATGTTTGTGCGTTCAAAATAACAATTAATCGTGTTTCCGCAAAAGCCGTTGGTAATGTTGGTTTGGACTATTTGACTGCTTGATGTACTGCCTTGAGCGTATACAACAGTCCTTGATCCTAGATTAAAGCTTGTTCCGTTATAAATGGGGGCTTCAACGCCATGTGCAGCGTTTTGAATGTCTTTAGGAGCGTTCCAAACCTGAAGATCGTATCTGTAAGAAATCATCTTGTTGCACCAACCCGTTGAGTTTTGATCGGGGTAGTAAATCTCAATTTGATACTTTTGGGTATTGTTTACCATGAACAATCGATCCACATAGGTTTGGTTTAGATTGTCATAGAAGTATTTCTTAATAACTTGGTTTCCAATTGCAGTAAAGTTGGATCCATCAAATTGCCAAATGTCCCTAGCATCGATTCCATAAACCATCGAATCGGTGTTGCTCCAGCAATTCTCATTAATTAATCCACGCCCTTGGTTAAACAGTCGTATACCAAAGATTGGAGCGGTAGAGTTCTGATAGTTGATGGGGGAAAAAACAACAGTATCCCAATAGCTACAAATGTAAAAACAACCGCCTAAAAAGAAGCCATCAATGATGGGACCACGAACGGGAATCTCTTGTTCATTGGCCACGTTATTTAGGGTGGGGTTCCAAGTGTTGGGAACTGTTGTGTTGGCAAACGCCCTAGACCAACGCACAGTAGTGGGGTAATTAAAAGTAAACCCAGAGGAATAAGTTTTAGTTAGATTGCCTGCAATTAAGATATTTCCAACATTAGGAGAACAATAGTTTCTGACAAACCCAGCAGTAACCGAAGTTACCGCAGGTGACAATACGCTTTCATAGTTCCAAACGTAGTTATCAGGAGAATTGTCGTAAATAGCGATCTCAGTCTGAGGGGAACCAGAAGCGTAATAATTACCAAAATACATGGGAGGACGTAGGCCATCATTGATAATGAAAACCTGACCAACCCAAGAAGAAGTGATGACTGTGTCATCTGTATAACCCGACAGGGCAACGTTAGGATTTGCTCCAACGCCTGGGGTAATGTTTGATATTCCAGAAGCGGTGACCATGTACCACTTGCCTTCACGGGTAGCAACAATGTTTACCCATAAAGATTGAGTCCTATAGCCTGCATCAATAAAAATAACGTGGCCTGGGATGGCCGACAGAATATATTGTTCGCCAGCAATCTTTTTAATTCCACGAACGTCAGTTTCTACGTTAGCCCCAGAGTTGTATTCGTTGGGAGCTAAAGCGTTACTCGGAACATCGGGCACAAAGCTCATGTTCGAGAATGGACTGCGAAGTGGGATGTATTCGCTCATGGTGTTAACTTAAAGTTATATAAGGGTTGATTTTAATTTAGTTCTTGAATAATTCCAATGCTTTTATCACATCCTTTGAGTCAATAAATGCTTCAGGAATGTATTCTTGTTCTTCCCACCATATAAATTGATGGGGAGTTAAAAATTCCCTGCTTTTCAGTAAATTAACGTTTTCTGGATGGCCAAAGATCTTGGGGTCGGATCTAGAGAACAGAACTATGCCTTTCTTGCCTTCAGACCACGCTAGGTGCTGAAAAAAAGAGTCACATGCTATCCAAGTACGGCATTCCTTTAAAAGGGCTCTAAGCTCATCAAAACTCAAGTTTGTTCTAAAGTCTTCAGTAAGCTGCTTTTCACCTTCCAATCCTATTTGAACAATAGGTTCTTGGATTTGCTTAATGACCTCATTCCAATAAGGATAGTTCTTGGGGTTTTCTTTACCGCTTCTCAATGCTTTGGAATATGGAGAAATAATAATCATAAGTACATTTTCCTGAATGCGTTTTCCAATGAGTCAGTCCATCCCCATTGAGACATTTTCAAATAGATATTCCATTGATCTATATTTCCAAAACCTTTTTCAGCATGAGCTATTGCATGACCTGGCACGATGTCAGGATAGCAAGAGAATATTAAAGGGTTCTTTATTTCAGGCAATATCTTTGAAAAGACAATATGGTCACCTAAACCGCAGTTGAGAACCACAATTGTATGATCCTTGTATTGCATGAAATTTTGAAAAATTTGTTCATCATGCAAATAAAGAGACTCATCCTTTTCACTTCTAATACCGCCTTCAGGATTCTTTAAATGCCATGTAATGGTATCTGGAATCACATACAACTTATAGCCTTTTTGGTATAAGCCATAGCTGAATAAAGTTTCTTCTCGATGAGCTACTTTAGATAAACCAATGTTGTAATCGTATATACCTGCGCGGTATACAAAAGAACAATGAAGATGCTCGACTTCTTTGGTTTTCTGAATGTAGTTCCACTGGATATTGGGTTCTTTGGCAATGTTGGTTATCTTGCCAGTAGAAAGGTGGATTTGTTTGGATAGGGGTGGAGTAAGAATAGATCCCCCAACTGCTCCAGCATCCTTTTGTATAGCAAAGCTTAACAGGTTCCTAAGAACGTTAGGTTCAGGGATGCAATCATCGTCTACTCTCCAAACCCACTTATAGCCCATTATGTTGGCAGTTTGGTGGTTCCAATGAGTTCCCTTTTTCTGAGCGAATACCCATTCCCATGCGATATTCTTCAAGTTCATCATTTCAAACAGATTCTTATAAATCAGTTCTTCTCTGACATCCCGTGGCTCATCGTTGTCATCAAAGATAATGACTTTATCGGGTTTTTTGGTTTGATTAATGATTGCACTAAGTGCTAAAGGTAGAGTTGAATCGTATCGGCCTCTAGTACCGATTGAGCAAAGTACGCTATTCATTTCTAATCCATATTTCTTCATAAACAGGCAAATCTCTTACATTTATTGCAATACCAAATTGATCTAAATTCCAAGCTTTTAATTGATTTTGACGTATAGGTTTAAATCCAAAAGAGTATAAGGCTTTGTGAATATGCCAAAAGCCTTTGTACTCAGGATGCAATTCTGCATGAATTTCAATTGCAATAGCATCTATTCTAGCCATGTCTTTAGGATCAGCATTGAGCAAAACATCATACTCACCGCCTTCACAATCTATTTTCAGAAAAATATGATTGCTATCGAGAAGTTCTAAAATTTTGCTTAATGTAATAGTCTCTATTGATTCTGTTTTTTCGCCAGTTGTATATAGGCTATTGTGGCCAGATTTATCTTGAAGTGCTATTTCTTTTAAATCTCCATCAACAGATGATGCAAGATATTGCAAAGACATAATGTTATTAAAACCCGATCTTTGAATATTGTTTCTTAGTAAAGAAATCGTACTAGATACGGGTTCTACGGCAATGACTTTTCTTGCCCCTAAATACGATGCAAATATAGAGAACATCCCCATATTTGCACCAATGTCTATAAAATCACGATTGGCACATATTTCATGCGAAAGTCCATAACAGTTTGTTAATATGACTTCGGTGAATAATTCTCTTGCTTCCTCGTTATGTTCAGATAACCATATTAATTCATTTTTTGTTTCATTTAAACTATGCATTACATTTCCATTTATGGGTTGGGTTTACTTTCAGTTTGTTGTGATTGTGCTTCTTTTTGCACAGCATCAATCAATTGGAATACTTCTTGAAACGGGCGGGTTCCAAGGTAAGCCATGATGTTGTTCACGAGTGTGGTTGATAAAGTTACTTTGTCCATTTTTATCCTTTAGAAATTAAAATTCCCATTGCGTAACCAATTATAAAAGCCACCATTGGATGACAAATAAACTTGATTAC